CCGGTGGGGTGAGAACTCCCCCCTGTACATCGCCAAGGTCCGGGGCCTCTTCCCCGAGGACGCTGAGGACACCGTCGTCCCCCTCTCGTGGGCGAACCGGTGCCGCAACCGACCCACCGACCACCCTGCCCCCGACGGCCGCCTCCCCGTCGAGCTCGGCTTCGACGTCGGCGCCGGCGGCGACCTCGCCGTCATCCAAGAACGCCGCGGCATGACCGCCGGGCGCACCTGGCGCACCAACACCCGCGACCCCGAAGAACTCGTCCGGTGGGCGGTCGCCATCATCGACGACACCCGACCCGCCGCCGTGAAGATCGACGAGATCGGCATCGGCTGGGGCATCATGGGCGGGCTCCGCACCGAACTCGCCCGCGACGGCCACCACCCGGCCACGATCACCGGCATCAACGTCGGCCGCTCAGCGTTGGACACCACCCTGTTCCCGAAGCTGCGCGACCAGATGTGGTGGCAGGTCGGCCGGGAGCTGTCCGAACCGGTCGACTGCACCTGCGGGGCGGACCCCAGACACGGCACCTGGGACCTCACCGCCATCGATGACGACACGGTCGCCCAGCTGACCGCCCCGAAGTACACGATCGACGCGTCAGGTCGGGTGAAGGTGGAGCCGAAGGAGGAGACCCGCAAGCGGATCGGCCGGTCCCCGGACGACGCCGACGCGTTGCTCCTCGCCTACATGACGATCCCGCCCGAGGTGGACGAGGTCGTCGAGTACCACGACGGTGTCGAGGTGTCCCCCTACTGAGGAGGTGGCCAGCGTGCACGCGATCACCCGCAACCTCATCACCTGCCCCTGGGGCACCTGCCACCAGCCGGCCACCACCCCGATCCCGCACCGCTCGGCCAACACCGTGTTCCGTCTGGTCGACGGTGTGGACCGCACCCACGAGGCCCCCGTCGTCACCATCGAGTACTGCGCCCCGCACGCGACCGCCGTCCTCGAGCTGCGCCTCGAACAGGTCGCCGCCGCGGTCGCCGACCTCAAGGTGCCGGCATGACCGCGGTGCTCGACCTCGCCAACCTCGCCACCCAGCGTCCCGCCTTCAACGAGGCCCAAGCGCTCGACACCATCGACCTCCTCCAAGAACGGTTGGCCGAGCTCGAGTTCGCCCTCGAAGACGAGGGCTGGGTGCGCATGACCCTCGAAGGCGAAGTCGAGTTCTCCCGCGACGGGCTCCGCAAGATCATCGCCATCGCCCGCCTCATGTTCCTCAAGAACCCGCTCATCGGCCGCGCCGTCCGGGTCAAGACACAGTACGTGTGGGGCCAGGGCGTCGAAGTCCAGGTGGCCGACGAGGCCATCAACGAGCTCATCCAGGAGTGGATGGACGACGAGCACCACCAGAAGGTGTGGTTCGGAGCCCAGGCCCGCACCGCCAAGTGGCACACCCTCCACCACGACGGCAACCTGTTCTTCGTCCTGTTCCCCAACAGCATCACGGGGAACGTGAAGGTGCGCACCATCGACGTCGACGAGATCACCGAGATCGTGTGCAACCCCGAGGACCGGACCGACGTCTGGTTCTACCGGCGGGTGTGGACCGCCACGTCGTTCGACATCGACCGTGGCACCGAGGTGTCCGAATCCCACGAGGCCTGGTACCCCGACCGTCTGCACCGGCCTGCGTTCCAACGCCCCACCATCGGCGGCAAGCCGGTCCGGTGGGAGTCCCCGATCTTCCACGTCAAGGTCGGCGGCCTCGACCAGCAGCGCTTCGGGCTCCCCACGTTCTACGCCGCGATCGACTGGGCGAAGGCGTACAAGAGCTTCCTCGAGGACTGGGCCACCATCGTGCGGTCGCTCAGCCGGTTCGCGTGGAAGATGACCGCCAAGAAGGGCAAGGTCAACAGCTCGGCCGACCGGTTGGCCACGACCGTGCGGCCCGCAACCGGCGGCCAGGAAACCAACCCCGCCCCCGTGGCCGGCTCAGCGTTCGTGCACGCCGAAGGCACCGACCTCACCCCGATCAACAAGTCGGGCGCCACCGTCGACGCCGACGACGCGAAGGCGCTCCGCCTCATGGTCGCGTCGGGGACGGACCTCCCGGACACGCTCCTGTCCGGCGACCCCGACCAGGGCACGCTCGCCACCGCGAAGACGTTGGACCGCCCCACCGAGCTCACCGCCCTCTCGGAGCAGGAGCTCGCCGCCTACATCGACCGGACGCTGATCAACTACCAGATCGACCAGTGGATCATCGCCCCCAACGGCCCGATCGCCGGCACGGTGACCCGCCAGCCCGGCACCGGCCGGGTGAAGGTCGAGCTCCCGGACGAGACCGACCGCACCGTCACCGTGTCGTTCCCCCCGATCCTCGAGGTCGACCCCAAGGCGATGCTCGAAGCCATCACGATGGCCGCCGGCACCGAGCTCGTCCCGGACGAGGTCGTGCTGCGCCTGATGCTCGTCGCCCTCGGGGTGAACGACGTCGACGAGATCATCGACCAGCTCCCCGAGATCCTCGCCGCCCAAGCGGAGCGGCGCAACGAGGCCGCCCAGCAGGCCGTGGACGCGTTCCGGCAGGGGAAGGACCCGGCCCGGGCGGTCGACCCCGAAGACCCCATCGCCACCGAGGACCCCGATGGCGATCGGTGACGACACCCTCAGGCTCGCCGGCCGCTACCGGCTCGCCATCGGCAACGTCGTCGACCAGGAAACCCGCCGCCTCGTCGCCGCCTGGGCCCGGGCGTGGGACCAGGTGGCCGGCGAGTGGGAAGCGGCCGTCAACGACGTCCTCGCCGCCGAAGGCCGCCCCACCCTCGCCCAGGTGCGCCGCCTCACCCGAGCCCAGAACGCCATGCGTGCCACCGTCCGCTCCCTCGACCAACTCGCCGCCGACATGGGCGCCAGCATCGTCGACGCCGCCGGCCAGATCGTGCAGCTCACCACCGTGTACGAACCCCAACTGATCGCCACCCAGTACCCGCCCGGCACCGTCACCGCCATCACCTTCGACCGGGTCGACCAGAAGGCGCTCGACGCGATCGTCAGGCGCACCACCCAGCAGGTCACCGCCCTCACCCGCCCCCTCACCGGCCAGGCGACCGACGCCATGCTCCGCGAGCTCGTCACCGGCATCGCCCAGGGGCGCTCCCCGCGCGACGCCGCCCGCCGCCTCATGGCCGCCCTCGAGGGCGACTTCAACGGTGGCCTCGCCCGGGCCCTGAACATCGCCCGCACCGAACTCCTCGACGCCTACCGGGCCGCCGCCCTCGAACACCAGGCCGCGAACGGGGACGTCCTCGACGGGTGGATCTGGTCGGCCCGGCTCGACACCCGCTGCTGCCCGTCGTGTTGGGCGCAACACGGCACCCTCCACCCACTCACCGAACCCGGACCGCTCGACCACCAGCAGGGCCGGTGTGCCCGTGTCCCGAAGACCAAGAGCTGGGCGGACCTCGGGTTCTCCGGCATGACCGAACCCGCCTCCGCCGTCCCGGACGCCCGCACGGTGTTCGCCGGACTCCCTGAGGCCGACCAGTTGAAGATCATGGGGCCGCAGCGCCTCGAGATGCTCCGCAACGGCGACATCGACTGGTCCGACCTCAGCACCCGCCGGACGGTGGACGGGTGGCGCGACAGCTTCGGCGTCACCCCGCTCAGCGCCCTCGCCGCCTGACCTACACGGTGGTGGGCCGCTCCGCCGGCGGCACCACGATCACCACACCGCACAGCTCGCACCGGTACGTGCACACCGACCCGCCCGGGTCGAACGCCACCCCCTCGAGCAGCCACATCCCCGGGCACCCGTCGTGCTCACCCTCAGCGTCGTCGTCCAAGGCGCCCGATCGTACCCGGAGGTCCCGCCGATGCGCCGCCTGCTCACCCGCCTCGCCGCCGTCTACCACTTCCTGTTCCGGGCACCGCACGTCCACATCCCGGGCGACACCGCCGCCCTCGACGACCCCTGGGCGATCGGCAACGGGTTCGTGCGCCTCGACCCCGACGGCACCGTGACGCTCGTCGAGCACGCCGGCGCGCCCGGCACCGTGCTGCGCTCCCAGCCCATCGAGATCGACGAGGCCCTCCGCTCCGACGGCACCGTCCCCATCAAGATCATCTCCCCCGGGTGGGGCACCACCGGCTACTACCCGGCCGACGTCCTCGAACGCGACGCCGCCGTGTTCGCCAAGGGCACCCACATGTACCTCGACCACCCGTCGATGTCCGAAGCGATCGACCGGCCCGAACGCTCCGTCCGCGACCTCGCCGCCGTCCTCGCCACCCCCGGCCGCTGGGTGCCCGACCACCCCAAGGGCCCCGGCATCTACGCCGAAGCCGAGGTGCTCGACACGTTCCGGCCCGTCATCGACCAGCTCGGCCCCCACATCGGCGTCAGCATCCGGGCGGCGGGCACCGGCAAGCAGGGCACCGTCGAAGGGCGTTCGGGCACCGTCGTCGAAGCCCTCACCAAGGCCCACTCCGTCGACTTCGTCACCAAGGCCGGCCGCGGCGGCCAGGTCCTGTCGCTCCTCGAGTCCGCCGGCATCGATCTCGAGGTCGAAGAGGCCGCCGACCTGGCCTCCTGGTTCGAGTCCCGCATCCACCTCGACTTCACGACCCGCGCCGACGACATGTTCGGCGACGGGTACCTCACCCGCGAGGAACGCATCGCCCTGTCGAACGGCATCGGCAACGCCCTCGACGCATTCCGCTCAGCTGTGGAGGCCAACGCCCCGCAGCTGTACCAGCGGGGCCGCTGGGATGACCCGGCGACCACCACCCCCACCCCCACCATGGAGGAGAGCAGCATGGCTCTGACCGACCAGGAGAAGGCCGAGCTCACCGAGTCGGTCACCACCTCCGTCATCGACGCCCTCACCAAGAAGATCCCCGCGCTCGCCGAAGCGGCACCGCCCGCCGACAGCAACG